CTAACATTATTAATTAAAATAGGTTGGTTTATTTGCCACTTATCTATATCAAAATAATCTTTTAATGCATTTATACAAGCATTTAGTACTGTTTGGGTATTAAAATTAGGTAATAAAATTACATCAAAATTAATTCCAATATTAATAATAAATGCATCTTTTATTCTAATAGCGTCTGTTAACATTCTATATTCTGCTAAGAATATTCTTAAGTTTTCTTTTAAAGCAGGATCAGCAACTATTAAGTCATTTATATTATTTTGTGATAAAACATATAATGATAGAGTATTTGTATCATACAATTCTTCTGAATTTTTGATTGCTTCTTGATTTTCCTGTGTTACATATACTTTAGACATTTTACCATATTTTGAAGGTAAAGATAAAGCTCTAATAGCATAATCATCTTTAGTTACAGTTCTTAATTGAGTTGGATATTGTGCTATTGATTTTCTTCTTATATCTTCATTTGTATCTCCATCTCCCCCTCCTGTAGCTGCTTCAGCATTTGAAAATGCTAATGAACCACTAACTGTTTCTTGAAGTGTTGAATCTAACCCTGATCCAAAGAAACTAACAGAACCAGAACTTAATATTGTTAAAGACTGGACTGAGACATTAGATTCAGCTCCCCCTCCTACTAAATATTGAACTGTTAGAGTTGTATTTGAAGGTGCAACTCCATAAGTTTTAGTATAAGTAAAGTTAGCTGGATCCCAAGCAGTTGTTAATTTATCTGTTCCATAAGGTAAACCTAGACCTATATTATCTGAATTAGGAGTGATGATTTCATCAGGGTTTGATGATACACCTGGACCAAATTGGATTTCAAGGGTATTATCTGATTTAAATCTTTTTACCCATCTACGAGGTACTTTTTTAGTTTTAAGTAAATACGGAGTAGTCTCGTTATATTGTGCTAAAGTAGGATCATTTGCTGCTGTATTAGTTACAGGATCAAAAATTGTTTCTTGAGCCAAATAAGGCACCTCATACCATCTGTTACCATCACTATCTGTAATTGAAACTATTTCAATTATATTTGTATCTTGTATTTGTATAGTCGCAAATTTTTCAGGTGTTGTAAATGTAAATTCTGCTGATTTTAAAGTACCAGCTGATGCTTGTGCTGTTTTTTTAAGTAAGTAAAAGTTAGGGTTGTTTGAACCATCTACAGAGTAAACAGATACTGCTGTTGGGTCAAAACTTCCAGATGTGGTAAAATTAACTTGATCTTCTATATAAAAGAAAACACTACTATCATTTGATGATTGAATTTGAGCTCCATTAGCTAAAATCATAGCATAATTATAATCTGGTCTTACTGAACCATAGGCAGTAGTAGAAGGTACTAATTGGAAAATATCTACACCTGTTGTTGCAGCTGTAGTTACTTGTGGGAAATACCCATGTGTATAAGCTAATGATAATAAATTATCTCTTTGTTTAGCAAATTCTAAAAAGTTTTCTTGTACTTGATTATCCCCATAGTATGATAAAACATCACCTACATAAGCAGCCATTTCAATTAGCATCAAACCAGCTGATGTATCTGAAAAGTCATTATAAGTGTCAGGATAGTATACTTGGGCAAATTCAAGTAATTTTTGCTTGAACCCGTCAAAGTCTTTATTTAAATATTGTATTTGTTTACTCTCAGCCATTATTAAGGTTTATTTGAAGTTCATCTTCAATATTAGTATTGATAATTGAATAGTTTAAATATATATTAAAACTATGACTATCTGGTTGAAGTGTTACTTCTAATTCTCTTATTTCAACTGTTGGAAAATAAGTTTCTACTCCACCTCTAATTAAATTATCTATTTGGTCAATTATGTCTTCTGTTATTGGTTGGAATAATAGTTCTCTTACTCCAGAGCCAAAACTTGGATTAAATACCCTTTCTCTTTTACCTGTTAAAATAAAATTTAATAAATTTGACTTTATTGTATCTTTAGTTGTATATGTAGTGTTTATACCTGTTGGACCATCAAATGGAACTGAAACACCAATACCTGTACTAGGTTTGATATCTAAAACATCTATATTTCTAACTATATAAGTCATTATATTTTACCTGCGTCTTTCATTTTACCCATTAAACCTGAAAAATCTGGTACTGCATCAATTGATACTTGGTTTATATCAGATGTTTTTTGGTTTGATATCATTTCATCAACAGAATCTACTACTTTAGTAGGTGCTCCAGGCATACCACCTTGGAATCCTACAGCATCTTGTGATGACATTCCACCATTAAGATTTCTCCATCCACCTTCAGCATGTGTTTGGTTTAAAACATCTGCTAAAGCCCCAGCTCCTTCAAATAAAGGTTGGGTAGGTTTAGTAGGTTGTTGTACTTGAGGTGTTTCCTCAATTAATTCAGATAGCGAGTTTGTTTTTGATTTTTGTTCTACAACCGGCTTCTGAACTACTTTAGTTTCAGTGATAGGAGTTTGCATAATTAAAGATAATTCTTCTTTAATTACATCTCTTACTTCCTCTCTAATTATTTTTCTAAAAGCTTCTATTTTCATGATTATAAATATTTATATATTAACTTTTTCTTCTAAATGCTGGACGTAATATTACTTTGACTTTAGAAGGTTCTGGTCCTATTTTTAGTTGGTATTTATCCCTAATTGAAACATCATCAATACCAATTTGGATTTCATTCTCAGTATAACCTGATCTTAATAATGTTTTTATCCATTTTGGTAAAGCTTCTTTTTCAATTTCAGTAAAATAATCTTCGTAACTAGGTGGAGCAGGTCTTTGAGGTGGTCTATAATTTAATGTTAATTGCTCCCAATCTAATCTAGTAGAGTTTCTTAAACCTTCATACCATTGTTCTGTTTTTCTTCTAACTTCATCTATTTTAGCAGGGTTAGGATCAAAAGAACTTAATACTTGTTCTTTTAATGTACTAAATAATTCTGCATCAGACAAGTTTTGTGAATTAGGAGATTTTAAAAGATTACTTAAAGTTTTAGAATCTACTGAGTTTAGTGTTTTTAATGTATCTGAAACTGCCTTAATTCTAGGGTCATTTTCTTGTTGTTCCTTTATAATTGAATCAATTAAAGATGTTGTATCAATAATTCTACTTGAAGATTCTTTATCTTGAATACTACTAGCACCTGTAATATCTCCTCCTCCCATTGATTGATCTTGTTTAAATGGTTGACCACCAATTCTTGTTTCTATAGGCTCGTTTGAATCAATAGGTTTCCCTTCAATTGTATTACCTGCATTACCAGATGATATGTTACTACTCGCTCTGTTATTAGCTTCAGATTTAATATTACTTAATTCTAATTGATTAACACCAATGTCTGTAGCTATATCTTGTGCATCTGAATCTGTTATTTCATTAGAGGATTTATCAGAAGTATTTACCCCAATAATTCCTTCTTGAACTCTTACATTTATTCTATATTTTAATTCATTTATTATTCCTGGTAGATCATCTGAAAAAGTTAATTCAGTACCTACTACTATATTATTATCTGAATCTAGTGCTATTCCTCTCCTTCTTAAAAGATTATTTTGATTAGGATCTATAGGTTTATCTTCTTGAATTTTTAAAGTATAACCTAGATATACTTCTTGAAAATTACCAAAAGCATCTTCTGGATCTGCTATTATTTGGTTTTCAAGGTATAAATTGTCTGCAGATTGGATTAATGGACCATGTTTTGCAGCTTCAAATTTATTAAAAGTATAATAATTAAGCCTACTTCTAAAATCTTGACCTAATGTATCTTCAAAACTTACACCTGTAGATAATGAAGTTAAATCTCCATAAAATAATATGTTTCCAAATTCATCAAACCCAAATACACTATCTGGCAGAGGCATTATAGTACCTTGTCCATCTATAACAACAAAAGTAGTCGCTCCCGTTTTATTAACTTCAGATTGTCCAAATTGTCCAGCTTCATATTTATCTAGATTTGGTATACTTTCTAGTAAATTTTGTAAGGCAAAAAAACTATTTCTATTAGCTTCAAGTAATGATTCTTGTAATCCAGATTTATCTAAACCTTCACAACTTTCTAATTTAGCAGCTAGTATAGTTGTTTCTTTTAATATTAATTGTAAATAATATTTTACAAACCCTAATGAATTTTCAGCAAGGGTAAGTTCATTACTTAATTTTAATAATAATTTTAATGCTGTATCAATACCTACTTCTAATTTAACTATAAAATCAGTTGGTGCTTGTATAACAACTGCTGGGATAAAAGGTATTAATGGTAATACTTTTATAATTTTTTTAATTACTTTTAAAACAACTTTAACAACTTTAAGAACAACATTAATAGTTTTTATAATACTATTAATAGTAACAACAATTCCAATAGTAAAGTTAACTAAGCTAAGGATAAATTTAGTTATATAAGCTACTTGACGAACTAAAAATGCTATCTCGTCATAAGGAACTACATCTCTTAAGGTTCTATTTATATCTTCTATTTGATTTTTAAATGCAGTTGTTATAGCAAATCTTAAATCTGTAAAAGGTAAGATTTTATTGTAAACCTCCCTTATTTTTCTTACTCTAGTTAATACCTCTTCTGTTGTTAAATTTCCTGCTAAAAATTCAGCAGATGTTCCTGTTACATTAGATATTTCTCCTGTTTGTTGATCAACTATCTCTTGAAGGTCTCTTATTGAAGACTTAAAATTACCTATTCCGGGTAAAGAAGTTGGTAATGTTTCTAATTCTAACCTAAGACTATTTATATCTATACCTCTTAATTCATTAGTTAAATCATCTAAGGCAACAGCTAATTCTCTTGTATCACTACTAGCTTGAGTTTCTCCTTCTATTATAAAATTAGAATATTCAGCTAAAATAGGCTCACCAGAGCCATCTGTTAAAACTGTTCCTAAGGTTCCTCTTTCATAAGGTGGAATTGGAGGAGAAACACTTTCTACATTAATAACATAGGTATTTCCTCTAACTTCATCTATACTTCCTCTCATAATAGAGGTTACTTTTGGATCTTCAGTTTGGGTTACACTTACAAAACTTCCTTTAGTAAATAAATTTCCATCTGTAGTAGATAATTCTATTTTACTAATTGTAAATGGAATTGGTTCATTAGCAGCAGTTACAATATTTTGTTGAACGTTCTCTACTATTGAAAATTTTCTAACTGAATTTACTATATCGTTTAATTCTGTTTGTACATTATCAAAAACATTAGCTACTTCGCTTCCTGGAGGAAATAAATTATTAATTGCAAAATTTAAAGGGTTACAAAAATCATAAGTGTTTATAACTTCAAGTGTATTAGCTACATTAACTAAAGAAGGATTTTGTGCTATATTTCTTATAGCATATTTAATTTCATTTCTCCTAGGGTCATCCCTAAAATCACTAGTGGCAGTATCACGAATACGTCTTCTTCTACCTCCCCCAAGTTCTTCTCCTAAACCACCTGTTTCTATAGCTATTGATGAGTTTTGTTTGCCATATAAAGCTATTACAGATACATTTTGTAAAGCCATAGCAAATACTTCAACACCATTATAAGCCCCAATTATTATATTTTTAATATTTGCTGCCATTATTTAATTTTTACTACATTGGATAATGAAGCTTTTATGTCTTCGTTAAGCATATTAGTTAAAGCCTCTAATGCTTCACCTGCTCTTTGCACACCTGCTAGTTTAACACCTTCAGCATCAGTAGCAGTTTTTAATTGGGGTACTACTAAGAGATTAATACCTAAAAGATATTCATTAAATACTTTAACTAAAGTATCTCCTTTTACAGCAGATTCTTCGGCATCTAAGCCTAAATCAATTTGAGGTGAATTTATTATAGTTTTATCATCACTATCTATATTAAATGTCCCACCAGATGATATTCCAACTGCTTTATCTCCAACTATAAAAACAGAATCATCTTTTGCATTAAGTAATACTCTATCTGAATCTATGATGATTTGTTTTCCTCTATAAGGAAATTCGGGTTTATATAAGGTAGCACCAGGGGATGTAGGGGTAGAAGTTGCTCTAGAAATAGAGTTATCAAATTGAGGAGTATCAGGGATTCCTACCTCAGAATTAAGAGAATCTAATTCAGGAATACCTTGTTCTTCTATTTGTCTAATTAATTTTTCAGCTTTTTTTCTTTTCTTTTTTAAACCAAAAAGTGCAAAAGTAAGTCCCTCAGGATTATTAAATAATATGTCTAAAATAAATTCTATCATTATATATCTATTTCTTCACCATTTTTAATAACGGTAAATTCATCATTTATTTGTTGTTCTTGTCTTACAATGTTGGATCTAGTTTGTGATGACTCTTCTAATTTTTCTAATTCCTTTATACTTTCAATTTGTTTTTGAACTCTTTCTCTAATTTTTTGTTCTAATTCTTCTTCATTAGATGTATCTGGTTCTTGGTTAATTGTATCATAAGTATTATCTTTATCATCTAATTCTATAAGTGATGAGTTAGGATCTAGTACAGGAACATCTTGAAGTAATTTAGTTGTATTAGATATAGGGATAGCATCTACTCCAAATGAAGCAAAGTTAGTTGAAGCTAAAGTTACAGGGATTAGTTGTCCTGATGTCATATAGATTGATGAATCATCATTTTGAATATCTTCATATATTGGGAACCAATTACTAAAAGGTAGATCAACTTGTGATTGACCATTTCTTATAATTGTAATAGGGTTTCCTTCTCTACCTTCTGTACTCCAAGGGCTTTCTACATTTTTATTTTCTTCAGATTGTTTTGCAGTTGAACCAAATCTAATTGAGTTCCCAAATCTTCCCTCTATTATAACGTCCCCTTCATTTGGAAATAAATTTCTTATATTTGCTTTTTCTTCAAAAGTATTTCCAGGTTTAGGTTCTACTACTTGACTATCTTTATTATTTTCAATTCCTCTTTCTACATCCTCTTTAGATACAGTATTAGTATTTTTACTAGTAGATGAGTTTGAAGGAAGCATATTTAAATGACTCCTTCCCCAAACCGAGATAGCATTTGTATAATAAAAATCTATAGCATCACTATTTCCCTCTAAAGCTATATTTCTAGAAGGACCGGACATTATAAAAACTATCTCATTAATTAAAGGAACCTTTCTAACATTAGTATCAAGAGGATAGGCGATAGGCCCTTGTGGAAAATTTTCTTTAGAAGTACTATTACCTAATAATTCGAATTTAATAGCTCCAATGTTTGCATATTCACCTGTAGTTTGAAATATAGATGCTCCATTAGTTGATGTAACTAAAGAAATATCTATAACTCTAGCAGCTAGTAAACCTCCATTTTGTATTACAGATATTGGGTTACTATTAGGTACAAAGGCAGAGTTCCCTATAGTGGGAAATTGGCTATTAACTGGCATGCTTGGCCTCTTCTAATTTAGGTATTTCTATTTTATTATCTAATTCTTGAAGAGAACTAAAGAGCATTTCTTTATCCTCGTCAGTTAAAAGTTCTTCCGAATCAGCAGCCTTAGTATTCATTGCTCTTTGGACAATACCAGCCATTTTAATTAGAGCATCGTCATTTTTAATAGCTAATTCCATATATTCTTTAATTAAAGGAACAATCATTGTTGCCTCACCAGGTGAGGTAATTAATGGTTTTAGTCCCTCTATTAAAGAACGTAATTGAACTTCTTTATCTTTTTGGTTTGTATGTATTTCTTTTAAAAGATCGGCAAAGTTTTTCTTTCCGAATAATTTTATGCTTGAAAAATCCATAATTTATGCTTTGGATATAAATATGGATATATAGGAGATTTAGAACTTCATACTAACATACCCGTGTTCATTATATTGGCTCATCAATCTAACATATATTTTTTTCATTTTTTTAATTACTTTAGTAATTTGTGGTGTAGATTGATCAGTCATTTCACGAATATATATGTATATAGCTTTTTTATTAAATAATTCTATATTTTCTCTTTTACGAAATAACTCCAATATAGCATCGGCTGTTTTAGCATCTTCGGGTTTAGGAAAATGATCAAAGATATATAATTCGAAATATCTAAGTAAGTATTCTATAAATTCTGTAGCTCTATCTAAAGGTTCATCTGGTGAGTAATTGTTGGTTAAATCAATTACTATGGATTGATCTGTATCAACAGCATCAACACCTGTTTTTTGTTTTAATTTTTTATAATTATTATTATTATAAAGTATTAAATATCTTTTTGCTATAGTACCAAAATAAGAAAATGCCTTACCCTTATCTTGTTTATATAAGTGAAGTTTTTCAAGTAAAAATGTTATTACCTCATGTTGTAAATGTTGAATTGTATCTACTTCTGTGTAATAAAATTTAAAGGTATGAATAATGTTTTCTGTTAACTTAAAGAAACCATATTTTATACGTGCATTATATATGGCATTACGTTTATCTTGATCCGTTTCATTAACATACTCAATGATAGCCTCTTCAGTATCAGCAGTAAAATATTGATTTTTAGTTTTTGGTTTCCTTTTCCTTAAAGTACCTTTTTTAGTATATTGAGGTCCTTCATCTTTTTGGGGTACAGTTAGAATTTTACCCTCAAGAGACTCGTCTAATGGTGCAATCATTTATTTATGGTTGATGTTGTACTCGTTGATTAAGTCTTGAATCTCTTTTATTCCTTTAAAAAACCACCCTATTTCATCATCAGATTGAAAAATTTGTTTTGAATCTATTTCTTTAATTTTTTTATTTGACTCCGTCATTATAGTAGATATAGTTTGAATATACTCATTTTGAGTATTAATTATATCTTCTTGTCTTTCATTTTTTCTAAGTAAATTCCAAATTATATAGGAAATAGTTCCAAAAACTAAAATTCCAACATTAATTAATATTATGGTAGTTGTAGTCATTAGAGATTCTTAACTAAATTCATTAAATTATCATTATCAGAACCTATTTTATCTAAGTTAGTGTTAACTCGATCTTGCTTTGTTTGTTTTGGTTTTGGTTGATCACCGAAAGTGTCTAACCATTCCCTTTCAAATTCAATTCTGGCTGCCATAAGGTCTGCCTGATGTAGAATAAAGGGAAGTGAAGTACGAGGTTTAGTTTCGGGCATGAAACCTTTTAAATATGCTTCATTTGCTTGATCGTACAAACCATCGTGTGTTTTAATAGCAATCCACTCATTTGTAGTTAGTTGGATTCCTGCTTGTTGTAATAAGAATAAGCCTCTGTCTGGGACAGTCATGTATTCATTATTAGTGTTAAAGGTGTACATTTCACCTAAATTTTTCTTTCTCCATTCATCTTTAGATGGTAGAACGGCAACATGTTCTAATGTACCAATCTTACCTAAATCATGGTTTAAAGCGGAAACAAATAATTCCTCTTCTGTGTAGGTATCTTTTGTTCCCATTTCCTGCCACACCTTATGAACCTTAAAGGCAGCAGTAATCACACGTATAACGTGATCTACATAACCCCCTGGGAAACAATTATGATACGCTTTTTTATGAGAAGCAGGTAATAAAGCAATTCTTTCGTCTAGTTTATTATAAAAATCTAGAAACTGTTGTTTACGTTCACCCTCAACATATTTTTCAATACCATTCAAAAGAACGTCGTAATTGCTTTTTATTTGCTCCGCTGTTAAAACCATTTATTGTTGTGTTTCGTTATTTAGATAAGTTTGAGTTTGATCAATAATTTCTTTTATATTGTCAATCGTTTGGTTAACTTGCCTTTGCTCACCTCTTTGTGCGTTAGATTTTACAACATTAAGCTGGTTACCAATTTTCTCTAAATTTCTTTGTACTAAATCTTTATATCTCATAATAGTATGATAAGAGGATTTCTAGTGCTTCCTCGATCGTGTTAAATATACGATTGCTTCCTAGCTTATCCAAATCACTACTAGGGAGAATATATAAATCTTCTCCTGGTCTTTTAGTGAAATGTATTACTGGGTAGCTTTCTGTTTTTAAATTTCTCTCAATCCAATCGCCCATATATTCATTTTCATCAACATCAATCTCTTTAAATGGTATTTTTAAATTACTGAGTGCAGTCTTTAATGTTTTACAATAAGTGCAATGTGTAAGTGTATATAACGTGGTATCCCCTACCCCTTTTATTTCTATTTCCTTAACCCCCATTTTATAAATATTTAATTTTTTAAATCTCTCGTATCTAAAAGGTAATGTTTTATTTTTGCTTCTCCAAATTTTCTTGTAGGAGCTTTATAAATTTCTTTACTTTTTTTATTCCTTCTTCAAATTTATTTTCTTCAAATAAAGGTAATAAATCTGTTTGTAAAGCGGAGATAGTTTCATTACTACTTTTTTGATCCATTTTTTTATACATTGGATCTTTTCCTTCAAAAAGATAATTAAATGAATCTAAGGACATAGATAACAATTGGTTTTTCATTTGTCCTAATTCACCATAACTTTTTTCTAAATCGTTTATTGTACTTTTAAG